TGGCTTAAGAGATTCTTACCAGGCAACAAAAGATACCACTACTGGATTAATTAAAAACTTAGTTGTTACAGATAGTGTAATAAAATCACAAGAGGAATCTACCAAAGGAATGACTACTGCACAAAAAGCATTAAACGTTGCTACGATTTCAGGTAAGGTAGCAATGAATGTTTTTAAGTTGGCTTTAATTGCAACTGGTATAGGTGCATTTGTCGTAGCTATTGGTAGTTTGGTGGCTTACTTTACCCAAACACAAAAAGGCGCAGAAGTACTTAGAAAGGTAATGTCTGGACTTGGTGCTACTATGGATGTGTTGACAGATAGATTGAGTAGTTTTGGTGGGGGAATAGCTAAAATATTTAGTGGTGATTTTTCTGGTGGCTTTGAAGATATGCAAGAATCATTTAAAGGTATAGGTGATGAAATACAAAGAGAAGTGGAGTTAGTTACTGAGTTAGAGAACAAACTAATTGCATTAGAAAAAAGAGAAATTGCAGCATCTGTTGCCAGGTCAGAAGTTAACAAACAAATAAAAGAGCAGAATAGATTAGCAGAAGATACAAACCAATCTCTTGAAGTAAGATTAGCTGCTGCAAATAAAGTTTTAGATTTAGAAAAAGAACAGATTAAAATAGAAAACGATTTAGCTAACCAACAGCTTTTAAATGCCTTGCAATTAGAAGGAACTTATGAGGATAATATAGACAATATTAATGCAGTTAAACAAGCATTTATAGATAGTCAAGATGATGTAGAAATATTTAACGAACTTTTAAATATTGGAATTAGCGAAACAACTGTAGGAGATGTAAAAGAAATAGCAGATGCAATTATATCAAACAATAATGCCATTGCAGCATCAGAAGAAGTTTTAACAACTGCACAAAATAAACGTAACATTATTCAACAAGCTATAGCAACTGGACAAGAAAAAGCAATCACAGATAGTCAAACTGCAAGTGATAAGAATGCATTACAAGATAAAGAAAGGTTAGCAAGTTTAAATGAAATATTAAGAACTGAAAAAGAAACTTTAGAATTTGAAAAAAATAAGTTGTTGGAAGAACTTAAATTAAGTGAGGAAGGCAAGGTATTAACTCAAACAGAAGCAGATGCAAAAAAAGCCATTATAGATAAATACAACCAGGATGTAGCAGAGTTAGAGCAAAATGCAATCAAAGAAAGTCAAGAGTTAAATGAGAAAGCATTAGATCAAGAGTTACAAAATCAAATAACAGATTTACAATACTTGAAAAACATAAAGCTTGAAGACGATACTTTAACTAATGAGCAGAGATTGCAAATAGAGAGAGACTATCAAAAAGACAAAGCTAACCTAATGATAGAGGAGCTAGGGAATCAAGCAGCTTTAATTAAGGCAGAGCTTGAGCAGTTAAGCGCAGACGGAAGTACATCGTTAATAAAGCCTTTAACTCCCGAAGAAGAGACAGCTTTAAAAGAGCAGTTAAATCTAGTGAACGAGAAGATAGCTCAAGCTGCCCAGACTATTAACGGAATAGAGGGAGAAGAAGCGGGATTGAATTTGTTGAATGGTCTAGGATTAGATGAGGCGGGTTCGGAGAAGCTAAACTTTGCATTCCAAACAATCTCAACTGCGCTTACATCTATTACTGATTTAATGGGCGCTGCTAGTGAGAGAAACAAGAAGCTAATACAAGAACAAGCAGATCAAGGTGTAATAAGCCAAGATGAGGCAGATAAGAAGATACAGAAGATCGAAAAGAGAGCTTTTAAAAGACAGAAAGCTATGCAGATAGCGATGGCAATAGTTAGCACTAGCCAAGCTGTACTAGCTGCATTATCTCAAACAACAGACTTTACACCTACTCAGTCAATAAGAACAGCGAATGCTATTGCTGCGGGTGTATTTGGTGGCGCTCAGATAGCTACTATTGCAGCTCAGAAGTTCCAAGATGGTGGAATGATTAACGGTAATAGTCACGCTAACGGAGGAGTTCCTTTTACTGTAGCTGGAAGAGGTGGATTGAGGCAGAAGGCGGAGAGTTTATAACCAACAAAAGAGCTGTAAGTCATTACGGTACTTCTTTTATGGATGCTGTTAACAACATGCAAATACCTAAGATATTCGCAGATGGTGGTTTAGTAGCTCCAGCACCTGTAGGAGGAATAGGAAGCCAAGTATCTCAAAGCATAACAGAAGGACTAGCTGCTAGTCAAGGGCAGAGAGTAGAGGTAATTAACGTTGAATCAGATTTTTCTAACATACAAAACAGAGTAAACAATGTCGAACAAAGCAGAACTTATTAAGATAGCAGAGAAAGGAGCATTTCATAGGGACAATATTAAGATCCTTATTAAAGCTGACTTTATGAATATTAACGACGGAAACAAGGAGTTGAGTCGAATCTATTCAGTATTATCTAACAGGTACGGATATAGTACTAGGCAGATAATGCGGATTTGTAACGGGTAAAAAAAGCCCTAGATGTAATGTCTAGGGCTTAGTTGTTTTTAGTTATTTTTTCCATTTATCGCGACCGACTAGCAGTCCGATTATTCCGTAGTTAGCCACATCTAAAAATGTGTCTTCCATACCCTCGCCTTTAACAAAGTTTCGGCCATTAGTTAAAAGGTTTCTAAGCCTAGAAATCTTATCTGTTAATCTAATAGCTAATCCAGTTAAGGAGAACTTTTTATCTGTTTCTTTTGTTAAGTCTCCGCCTAGTGATATGTTTTGCAATCCGTAATCCATATGCTTAGATGCAAAGGTTATGTACATCTCTTTCTGAATTGCCTTAAATTCACTAGACAGCTCGGGGTACTCTTTTTCAAATATTGATACTGTTTCTGTATTCATGTTGTTTATTTATGTTTAAAAATTATTTACATTGCAAATATAAGACATTATAATCAATATCCAAGTTTTTTTGACAAAAAGACAATTAGATAACCTTACTTTTATGTGATACTATGAAAGTAAGCAAGTTTTTAAACGTAAAGAAAGAAGAGAAGGTAGCTAATATCGAGATAACTGGCGAGATTGGATACAACGCATTCGCTGACACTTACGAAGATTACAAGAAAAATACTTCTGAAGCTATGGCCGCAGAGCTTAACGCTCTTAAAGATCTAGACGCAGAGGTTATTAATATTACTTTAGAGAGTTTAGGCGGAGACGTACACCACGCACTAGCAATATATTCACTACTAAGAAACTCTGGAGCTAAAATAAATACATATTATAGAGGTGCAAATGCTTCTAGCTCTACTATTATAGGTAGTGCTGCCGATTCAGTAGATAATATCTATATGGATTCTACGGGCCTATTCCTAGTTCACAAGGTGATGACTACGGCAGAGGGTAACGCTAACGATATGCAGAACACTATAGATACCCTTAACAAATACCAAGAAGCTCTAGAGACCGCTTACATGAATATCGGAGTAACTAAAGAGTCTTTATCTGAGTTAATGGAGCGTAACGGTGGACATGGTGAGTGGTTAACTTTTAACGAAGCACAGAGCTTCGGTTTTGTTGGTTCTGAATGGAACACAGGCAAAGCTTCTAATTATTCTAGAGCGACATTCGCAAATAAAAATATTTTAATACCTAATCAATTTAATAACAAAAATAATAACCTTATGGAAGAAAAAACTTTCGCTCTAAACGAAGAGCAAGAGCCAGAAGTTGTAAATGAGGATAAGACCTTATTGCAAAAAATTTGGAATAAGCTATCAAATGACAGCGAAACTCCAAGTAATGATGTAGCTGTAGAAAACGAAGTTACACCAGAAGAAGTGACTGATATTATCAGCGAAGTAATGCAAATTATTGAGCCAAGATTAGTTGCATTGGAAGAGCATATGGCAGAAATGATGCCAAGCGAAGAAGAGCCAATGGAAGAAGAAGAGCCTTCTGAAGAGATGGTGATCGAAGCTAAAGTCGAGGAGCAAGTTAAAGCAGCTCTTAAAGACATAGCTAAACCAGTAGAATTTAAGAACACAAAAGCAACTGCACCGAAGAAGGTATGGGAGCAACATTTAAATAACTTTCAAAATATAATCAAGTAATGGCAACACCAACAATTAACACAAACACTTACGCGGGTAAAGACCTAGAAGGCGTAATAGCACAGTCAGTCCTAAGAGGAAAGACTATCGAGGAAGGATTAGTAACAGTTCACACTGATATTGATTCAAGAGCAGTAGTGAAAACTATGGCTAACACAATTAACGTACAGGATTCAGGAGCAGCTTTTAACTCTGCTGGTTCTTTCTCTTTAGATGAGAAGTACTTAGATCCTAAGAAATTCATGGAAGCTGTAGAGTATGATTACAGCACATTGAATGCTACTTGGTACGCATCTCAGCAGCCAAGAGGTAGAGCGGGTGACTTTGTTCCTCCAGCATCTTTAGAAGAAGCTATCATCGAGCAACAAGCTGGTATCCGTTCTAAGTTTATTGATGCTTCTATTTGGAGAGGTTCAGTAGCAGCGGGTGACTTATCTAAAATCACAGTATCTGCGTCTTCTAACATCGTAACAGGTCTTATTCCAATGATGGAAGCGGGTTCTGATGTAAACAAATTAGATTCAAGTAAGGTAGCAATGAGTGCTGTAACAAAA